CGACTTTTCTTGGTGCTGAAACTGCAACCGTTACTGACATGATATTTGATAGCCATCCTAATATTTAATAAGTACGCACATGAGTTCAGAATTTAAACAACAGGAGTGTGTTCGCACCTATGAATTCACCAGACCTCACCTGCAACAGCACAGAACAGCACTGGACATCGGCTGTGATGAATTCATGTTTGCTGGTCTATTGACACAGGATTTTGATCATGTTCACTGCTGGGATTTCAGAGACAAGTCTGCACAGATGTCACGTCATGTCAGCAATCCCGAAAAGGTCACATTTCATCACACAGGCTTGGGCGAACAGACTGCTGTGCGTTACACCAAACCCGGAGTGGGTCGAGTCAAAGGCAATGTCAAACCAGAAGGTCGAAGCACTCTCAGTGTGCCCATACGCACACTGGACAGTTTTGAATTGCCTGCAACCATAGACTTTGTGAAAATGGATGTGGAAGGCTATGAACCACGAATCCTACAGGGTGCAGAAAAAACAATCAAGGCCTCATGGCCAGTGGTGCTGTGTGAGATCAACAGAGGAGATTTCACTGCACAAAAGATTCTGGAAAGTTGGGGATACCGCCTAGTTGATGTGTATCACAAGCAAGGAACACCACACGATTATCTGTTTGTCAAAGGTTAACCTTACGCAATTTACGCTGTCGCTTTCTAAGAATTTACGCTTACGCTTTACCAAAATTTACGCTTCGCTTCGCTGTAAAATATAATCGTTGATTTATTATATTTTGCGAAACTTTTCAAGTGTGTATCCTTTTGAATCATAACACTGTAAGTATTCTGAGTTGTTAGAATATCTCACTGTGCCTTGACCCCAAACAACATCATGATCGTGATACGAAAACGGTCTAGGTATTGTGACATCTATATACTGTCCGTTGCCAACTCCTAGTGTCAAAAATGTCACATATTTGCCTTTGTCTCCTCTGAATACTCTACCGTTGGCAATCATACCTGCAAATTCTATTTTGTCCATGTATAGTTCTCTCACATACATGCCTGGCATAAAATCTTTTGTTGACCACCAACCATACTTTCTATATTGAAACTGTGGAGTGTCCCAACTGTCTGATTTGGAAGGAGTCACTACATTTATGCCCACACGTTTGGCTTCTGTTCGATATACCCAACGTCTATAAGATCCGTGACAGTGTTTCAAACAGGCCTTCCAAAACTTTTCTGGATTGTGTGCTTTTTGATAGGCCAACGCCCAGATCAATCTGCCTAAGTTTACAGCATGAGCTCTGCACAATCCAAATCCTGATAGACTCTGTAGCATTTCTATTATGGCATTTTTCTTGGGATGGTTACCCAGTCGAGTTGTAAATTCAAATATTTTTTCTTCGTTCTTTTTGGCAAACGCTCTACGATACATGTCTGCTTCGTACTTGTCTATTTTTAAAACTTCTGCTATTCTGTCAATGGCATCGTCTTCGTACACAATTGTGTCTTCCATTTTTTCTTGACTCCAGTCATGAAACATGGTTGCTTTTTTTCTACCAGACACTGCTACTGGTCTGATTAGTGCTGTTGCAAACACACAGTCTTTCATTGACTTGGGTTGTATGGCTCTAAACAGTCTTCGCATGGCCGGTGACTCTGCTTGTGTTACTCCTAGTACGTCACCTCTACACAATAAATCAGATGTGGCTTTGTCTTCTGTAGGATAGTCTGTGAGTCTTGTCACAGGATCCACTTCCAGCAGTTGACTGAGTCCTCTGTTGGCCAGTATGTCAACTTTTAAGTGTTCTAGATCTTCAACTTCATTTTTGTCCAGCAGTATTTGATTTTCTGCTGTGAATAAACTTTTTGGTAATTGTCTTGTAAACATTAGTATGCCTCCGCAGTGTTTTGATATACATCTTTTTTTGCCCATCAGTTTGCGTTCAATCCTTTTTGCTTCTACTGGATCAACACCAACTGATTCGTATGTGAACCTGCGAGGGAGTCTACCTTTTGCACCCAAACGTTTGGCCGCTTCACGCTTGGCCGACTTATCCTTGAATAGCACGTAGTTTGATATACGAGCCGAGCGTCCGGGCCATTGTTTGAATATTCTGTTCATGACTTCTTCTTGACGATGATGGGGGAAATCAATATCAACATCAGGTAAGTCATCTCTGGTAGGATTTAAGAATCGTGCAATGGGTATGCCCCACTTCACAGGATCCACATCTGTTATGCCAAGTAGGTAACAGACCAAAGACGAACCAGCACTGCCACGAGTCATATGGGTGATATCTCTCGTGATTGCCAGTATGTCACATATTTGGATGAAGTAGTCTACGAAACGTAGTTGAAGGATGATGCGAGTTTCATCAGCGAGCCTTTGCGTGTATTCTTCTGTGCCTGGGCATTGCCTAATAAATCTATCGTACAGCCTTGTTATGTCGTTTAGTTCTTTGTCTTTTTTCATGCCTATGTTTGCCTGTTATTGCCTTGAGCAATATTAATTATCTAATTTAAAAATTATAGTGGGGTTTTTTGGTGTTGTCTTAATTTGCTTTTTGGCACTTTAAGGTCGCGTTGATCACACGCGGCTTTTATAACACAATCTTCACAGCCGGGAGAACTTGATCTACAGACTAATTTGGCGTGTGTTATCAACCACATGTGGGCACCGTATTTGTATTTGTCGGGTGTTGAGTCGTTGACAGTGATACTGGCTTTGGCCTCGTTGAGATTGTCTGCCCAACCCAAACGCCATAACAATCTAAAAACATGAGTGTCAACAGCAATGTGTGGTTGTCCCCAAACAAACCTCATGACAATGTCTGAACTCTTACGACCTACCCCTGGCAGTGTCATTAACTCTTTTTGTGTTTGTGGCACACGCCCATTGAATTTTTCCAAAAGCATTTGGCTTGTGGCAAGTATGTTTTTTGATTTTGCGTTGTGTAATCCTGCAGGTCTAATTGCTTCAATAATTTCTTCTCTTGACAGTTTTATCATGTCTTCTGGTGTATCAGCCAGTGCAAAAAGTTGTCTACAGGCAACAGCAGTTCTTTTGTCTTGACTCTGTGCAGACAACATCACACCAATCAAACTGGTATACGCTTTGCTGTAAATTTTTGCTTTGGGTTTACGATTAGAATATTGTGGATAGGTAGAACTTAATTTTTCGTAGATATAGTTGATATCATTACTGTTCTTCATCCGAGTGCAGTTCGTTTAACAGTTGTCTCAGTTTGCCACCTTCTACTGTGGCTTTGACTTTGCCCACATTGTCACCTTTTGTGGGATCCAGTTCTTTGGGTTTGTCTGATGATACTTTGCTTTTTTGCTTTAATGAATCATATATTGTTGAACTTTGTTTTTTGAACTGTTGGTATTCTTGATCTTCGGCTAAGTCTCGTATTCTAAGTGTGTCAATGTCAAACTCCAAATCAATCTTTTGTCCTACACCGCTGGATGATCTTGTTTTCATAAACTGTATTTGATATCTGCCACGTTCTTTCATTGCTCTTGATGTGAATATACCAAAAACGTTGTCTGCTGTCTGCACTTTGGATAAACCGCCTGCTATGTGCGAATGATCAAATTCAATTTCTTCAACACTGGCTCTGTTCAATTGTGATGCTGTACACATCAACAAATTGTTTTCTGTGGCCAAGTTTCTAAGTTCTTCAGACACGTATTTGTCTTTTATAAACAAATCTGCTGGACTTATTCTTTTTGATTTTGGCATCATGAGATCCAAATAGTCAACCAGTATACAATCAACTTTCTTTTTAGTTTTTAGTTCTAGTTCTTTGATATATGACTTAATATCTAAAACTGTGTTTCCACTTGGCAAATATTTTATTTGCAAGTTGCCTGATTTCTTAGCCAGCATCTTGACTTTCATTTCTACGTTTTCAATTTCAGGAAATACTTTTCTAGTTGGTATGCCTGTAATCATTGCATCCATTCTCATGGCAACTAGTTGTTCACTTAATTCAAAACTAATATAGCAAGTGTTCAAACCAGCGGTGGCCCAATTTATAGCAAGATTCTGTAAGAACAAACTTTTACCTGCACCTGATCCGCCTGCAAAAATGTTTAGTTCACCTCGGTTAAATCCACCGAACAGTTTCTTGTCCAAATTGGCCCACCCTGTGCTGATCTGACCATTGGAGTTTTTTAACAACTCCAATCTACCTTTTGGATCTGCAAAGTAGTCTGTACCCATGTCACGAGTCAATCCAATGTTGACTGCGTCTTTGACCTTGTCTTCAACAGGAGCATAGTCGCCTTTTTCTAGCAAGTCTGCTGATTCAAGTATTGCACGTTCCAGTGCTTTGTGTCGGGAAAATGTTTCAAACTCATCTAACAACCAAGCAAAGTGACTTGGATCTAGATCTTTCGCTGATTTCAGTTTTATATCAAATTTAGCATTGACCTGTTCAACTTCAGGCAAAACTTTGTATTCTTCTGAATAGTCTTTTATAAAGGCCGCGATTGGTTGTAGTTTTCTGTCAAACGATTTTGAATCAAATATGTTTTGTGCTCTTGCATATGATTCTGCATCTGCCAAAAGCATTTCCAAATAAAGTTTTTGTACGTCAAATGTGTATTCAGCCATTGTTTACTCCACAGTATATTTTACAACATTTGTCAGCAGTTTCATACGATTTTGTTGATTCAAAAAAGGATTTTACCTTTTTATTTTGAAGTATCTGTGCCATTGTGTTATCTTTGATATTAAATTCATTATTTTTTGGTGTAAAAATACTTTTGTATCTAAAAGCATAAAGTCCTATAAAACAGCAAGGATAAAAATTTCCTTCAGAATCTATATAAAGATCTCTATCAGG